ATCGTGTGTACCGTTGCATTAGTTATTATTGGGGTGATTATCAATGTCTGATGGTGATTTCTTAATCATGGCTATATGCACGCTGTTAACTGTTATTGTTTTCTTCGCGTAAAGGTAAACAATGAAAGAATTATTCGATTGGTTGGAAGTATTAACATACTGTGCAAGTTTTGTTGCTTGCGTATATATCATCAATAAATATTGAGAGGTGAATTATGGCCCGCACTAAAAAGGCAAAAGCTGACGACAAAAAGCCAGCCGCAAAAAGGGTGGGCCGTCCGCATGGTTATACCGAAGAAAAGGCGTTAGAAATCTGTGAACTGGTGGCGGACGGTCAGAGCGTTAACAAAATTTCGAAGATGCCTGGTATGCCTACCCGTTCAACAATCCTGAAATGGTTTAGAGACGTGCCGGAATTCTCGGACATGTACATGCGCGCGAAGGAAATCGGCTTCGAGGTATTAGCTGATGAGATCCTCGATATAGCTGATGATGCTAAGAACGTTGATAAAGACCAACTACGCCGCCACCAATTAATGATTGAAACGCGTAAATGGTTATTGGCTAAGCTACAACCGCGCAAATACGGCGAACGCGTCACACAGGAGATCGTCGGTAACAAGGAAGAAGCACCCGTCCAGGTAGAAGTAAATCAGACTACTGTCCTTGAGATAATCGATAACCTGAATAAGGAGTACAATACTCATGGAGACTGCGACGACAAAGATTGACAGAGAGGTTCTAAGGGGGTTGTGTGTTAAAGGTTGTGCTCCCAAAGACATATCAGCACCTTTGTTTTTTAGTTCCTACTTTTATAAGCAACAGGTTGGCAAGGACTTTTTGGTTGGGCGTCATCACAGAATAATTGCCGATACGCTACAACGAGTTATTAATGGTGAAATCACCAGGTTGATAATCAACATCCCACCGGGCTATGGCAAAACAATGATTGCCACAATTCACATGATGGCCCGCTGCCTCGCAATAGAACCCCGCACCAGATTCCTGCATGTATCGTATTCACACGGACTCGCCTTGCTTAATTCCTCAGAGACAAGAAACATAATCACGATGCCGCAATATCAGGAATTGTGGCCTATGCAAATGCGCAACGATTCGAACGCGAAAAACCTGTGGTGGACCACTCAGGGTGGCGGCGTGTATGCGACGTCATCGCTTGGACAGGTGACAGGGTTCCGCGCCGGGTACATGGAACCTGGGTTTAACGGCGCAATGATTATTGATGACCCCCTGAAACCAGCTGACGCTTATTCTGATGTGGTGCGAAAGCAGGTTAATACCAATTACAACGACACGCTTTCTTCGCGCCTGGCTGTGCAAACAACGCCAGTGATCGTCATCATGCAGCGTATCCACTACGATGATTTATCCGGCTACCTGTTACGTGGCGGTAGTGGTGAGAAATGGCATCACCTTTGCCTGCCAGTGAAGATCGACAACAGTCTTGACTATTGGGATCTGTACCCGGAAAACAAATTCGCTATTCCTGTTCCTCACAACCTGCCGGATGGCTGGCTATGGTTGCATAAGCATAGTGATAAAGATGAATCAACTCTTAAATCACATCGCCGAACATTCGAAGCTCAATATATGCAGTGTCCGCGCAAGTTCGATCAAGAGGGCGCATTGTGGACTGAAGCGATGATAACCGCCGCGCACAGGATGCAGATAACGCAGGAGAAAATTCGCACGGTGATAGCCATCGACCCGGCAACAACATCATCTGATGAGTCGGACGAAACCGGGATCGTGGCATGTTCCGCTTATGGTGGCGGCAAGTACGCTCAGTATTCTGTAGACGGTGACTACTCAGGCCGCATGTCACCTAACGACTGGGCGCAAGCAGCAATGAACGCCTACAACATCCATGAAGCTGACGCGATGGTTATCGAAACCAACCAGGGTGGTGATATGGCAGAGGCCACACTACGCAATGCCGGATTCAAAGGCCGCATTGTTAAGGTACACGCAAGCAAAGGTAAATTCGCCCGTGCCGAACCAATATCTGCGCTATATGCACAGGGAAGGGTGGCCCACACTGGTGAGTTGTACACGCTGGAAAATCAAATGATGGAATACGTGCCAGCCACCGCTAAAAAATCCCCTGACCGTATGGACGCTATGGTATGGGGTATCACCGAATTAAGCCAACCACAGGCGATGGGCCTTATGTTACCTAAGCGTCTGCGCGGATTTTAAGTTATTGATTATTATCAACTTCGAAAAATTTCCGAAGATGAACAAGAATAATTCTCAATTGGCTACATAAAATCTGCCTCACAATCCCCCGCAAGTTTTTATATTTTTCGCGTAGCAACGCGTAAACATGTATTCAGGAGTAAACATTATGCCATCCAATTTAGAATTGGCGGTTAATGCTGCCTTGTCACAACGCCAGGCGGCCTTTGCCCGCTATGCAGCCGCTAACCCATTCTCAATGGGTATTGATGCAAAACGTGATGCTGCGTGGAGTGAATACGGATTCAAAGAAGAAATCACCTATGCCGATTTATACAAACTGTATCGTCGCGGTGGTATCGCTCACGGTGCTATTGAGAAGATCATTACTACGTGCTGGCGCACCAGGCCAACGCTGATTGAAGGTACGGAAGACGAGAAAGCGGAAAAGGAAACTTCGTGGGAAAGAGAAATCAAAAAACGATTCGACAATAGATTCTGGCGCGTAATTGCTGAATGCGATCGCCGCCGCCTCATCGGTCGTTATGCTGGACTGTTAATTCACGTCAGGGATAACAAGCCGTGGGATCAGCCAGTAACAAAAGGCGTAGGCATTGCCAAATTTACCCCCGTATGGGCTGGTGCTCTTACACCGAAGGACTTCGAAGAAAACCCGGATAAAGAAAACTATGGCCTGCCTACATGGTGGGAATACAAGGAGCGCATTAACAGTAAGACCATAGCAAGAAAGATACATCCAGATCGCATATTTATCTTCGGTGATTATTCTGATGATGCCATCGCTTTCCTTGAACCGTCCTATAACGCATTCGTTTCACTGGAGAAAGTGGAAGGCGGCAGCGGTGAATCATTCCTGAAAAACGCAGCACGTCAACTGGCTATCTCGTTCGATAAAGAAATTGATTTCCGTTCTCTGGCTGCAACATACGGTTGCGACGTTACAGAGCTACGCGAAAAATTCAATGAAGCGGCAGAGGATATAAATAAAGGTAATGATGTGATGATGGCATTACAGGGAGCTACCGTTAGCCCGCTGGTTACTGCCGTAGCAGATCCTTCCGCTACCTATGACGTCAACCTGCAAACCGCAGCCGCTGGTATCGATATTCCAACGCGTATCCTGGTTGGGAATCAGCAGGGCGAACGCGCATCAACCGAAGACCTCCGCTACTTCAATAACCGCTGCATGACCCGCCGTGAGGAAATAGGAGGTGAGCTTGAGGAGCTATTCCGCAAGATGGCAGATCTCCGCCTTATCAGTATGCCAGTAGACGTATCTGTACTGTGGGACGACCTTAACGCCATGACAAAAGCAGAGCTACTCGACGCGGCATACAAAATGGCACAAATCAATCAGGCATGTCTCGCTACTGGTGAGGAAATATTCAGCGGTGACGAGATCCGCGAAGCTGCCGGATACGATGGCCCGGCTAGTGAGGTAGAACTGGAAGAGGAAAACGATGATGAATGTGAAGAAGATAATCAGGCGAATACCTCCAGCCGCGATAATGCCATCTAACACCGAAGACCCGACCATGACAGGGAAGTTAAGGTCTGGTGCTATTAAGCGTTTCAAATCCTGCCTGAAAAAAGTAGCCGATCCATATATCGCCATATTGGACAGAATCCAATATAGCCTGGCTGTTAATAAGAAATACACCTTTCAGATTTACATGGATGAATTTCACGACATGCTGGAGGACGCAAGCGACATGATTGATGAGATATTCGAGTTAACAGACCCGGAAAACTTCTGGTTCTGGCAGAATTACGTGAAGGTGGCCTATCAGCGCGGCACGGCACAGGAATATGCCAACCTCGCTAACCAGTCTCGTACTCAAGCGCCTACCCTGATGTATCTGCCGTGTTATCAAGCACAACTTACCGCACCCGCCTTGCCCTGGTACGTACCCGTGTATTTGAGGAAATGCGCGGGCTGACCGCACAGATCAAAAAGGATATGGCAAGAAGATTAACCGAAGGTATGGCACGCGGTTTAAATCCACTGGAAATAGCGCGCACATTGAATCAGGAGACGCGGTTACCGCTATACAGGTGCAAACGTATTGCCCGAACTGAAATATGCACAGCGTTACGCACAGCGCGTATGGATGAGGCAGAAGCGGCGACAGAAGAATTTAATCTGCGCACTATGCAAATGCACATTTCGGCATTATCACCGACTACCAGGCTATCGCACGCGCAGCGGCACGGTAAAACATACACCATAGATGAGCAGCGCGAATGGTGGAGTAGATCCCCTAATTCAATTAACTGCAAATGTAGCACGATTACCGTATTAGTTGACGAAGACGGTAACATATTAAACGAACGAATATTAGATCGGGCGCAAGAAAACTATAAAGTTGCGCACGCTAAATATGGCGAAGATTGGGAGTAAAAACCGTGAGTAAAGAATTAATTCAGGTTAATACCAAATTAACCGCTAATACCATACGCCGGGAAACGTATAACGGGCGGGAACATATTGTTGTTCCGTCCTACACGTTACCCTTTAACATCGTAATGAACCGGGAATATTACCCGGAAGCTGAAATTATCGCTAATTACCAGTCACTGGAGGGTACGCTTGCCCCGCTGGGCCATCCTACCGTTGACGGTAAATTTGTTTCAGCATTTAGCCCGGAAGGATTAAACACGGGTTTTTGTGGTGCGTGGAACAGAAACGTTGAGTTACGCGGCAACCGTGTTTATGTGGAAAAATGGGTGGATGTGGAAACCGC